GCCTTCGCCACGACGGCCGAGGCCGAGGGCGCCGGGAAGCCCGTCACCTTCTCCGCCTTCGCCTGGATCGCGGCGACCTTCGCGGCGGTCTCCTCGCTCATCGACACGGAGACGCGGGCGCCGTTGCTCTTCTTCTCGCTTGCCATGTGTGACACCTCATGCGTGCGGGTTGTATCCGTTCACCGACAGCACGCGGTCGGCCAACGCCCCCACGATGGTGGGGTCAAGAGGTTGGTGGTCGTCGAGGGCCCGCTTGATCTGCATCGCGAGCCCGACCAAGACGACGTCGGGAGGAGGGATCCGCGAGACGTCGGCGAGCGCGGCGATCTCTTCCGGTGTGAGCGTCATGGTCTTGCCGGTGCCAGCAGACTTGAAGTCAGCCACGGTAATCCCCCAGCTTCTTCATTTCGCTGCGAGCATGCGACGGAAGTTCTTCATCGAGCTTGCGGAGTCGTTTCTCGGCGCGCTCCTCCATTTGCCTCACACGCTCGCGAGTGACGTGCAAGAGGGCGCCGATTGCTTCGAGAGTCTGCTCTCCGATCTCCGCGACGTCAAGCGCGCACGTCTCCGGGAGGGACGCGAGATCGTCGATCACCACGATCCGGTACTTCGACGTGACGTCGCTGGCGAGGTGATGCCGGCAGCCGACGAAGATGCACGGCCGCGAATGACAGACGGCTTGGTTGGCCGTGTGATCGCAACCAGGCGCGTGCATCGCGGTCACGCCCGAGTCGGCGCACCTCCGCATTTGCTGGCACGCCGCGCATGGCTCGCAGTCGGCGCGGACGCGCGGGCGGAGGTTCTCCAGCGCGAGCAACTCCTCCGGTGTGGCCGCCTCGGGATCCTCGATCTGCGCGGCCCTCTTCTGCGCCTTCATGTTCTCCGAGAGAACCGGGAGGCGGCGGTGCATGATCCGGGGCACGATCACTCCTCTTGCCAATCCACGAAGAGGGCCCACCCCTTGACGTCGAGGGCCGCCGCGATCTTCCCGATTACTGCGACCGACGGCACCCGACGTCCATTCTCGATTGCCTCGATGAAGTTTGAGGTCAGCCCGGTGCGCTTCGCCATCTCGGCGCGGCTCATGCCGGCGGCCTCCCGCTCGCGCCGGATGTTCCCCGCGAGGATCGCCGCGAGCTTCATGGCGTCTCCTTCCACGCGGCGATCAAGGCGAGATGCTGTGCCGCCGTGATCTCAAGCCGAGAGAGACGCTTGCGTTCGTGCTCGATGTTGCGGATCGTCGCCAAGCGGAGAGCCTCGACGGCTTCGATCGGCGTGGGTTGGAGGCTCTCCAAGACTCCCGAGTAGCGCCCCGAGCCTCCGAAGACGGTCGTGCCGCGCTTCGCGTTGGGGATCGACACACCCCAATAGAACTCCCCAGCCTTCGTCACGACGTACTTCGACACGGCCACGCGGTCGAGCCCGTTCGCAGCGTCGTAGACGTCGGCTCTGTAGACGATCATGCCTAGCTTCAACTCTTCGCGCTTCACGGCTCTTCTCCTTCTTCCTTCTGCCACGCGGCGTGGATGAGATCGCGGAGCCACTTCGGGATGCCGCCCCCGCGGAGGAGCCGCTCGAAGACCTCTTGGTAGAGCGCGTCGAGCATCACGGCACCTTCACGAAGCCGAGGTGATCGGTCCCACCGCACGTCGGGCACCGCGCCCACGCCTTCGAGGCATCGTCGGCGCGGATCTGCGGCGCGAGCCGAGTGAGCTTCTCTTCGAGCGCCAGCCACAGCGCCTCGGTCGGCTCGGCTTGGTAGGGGTGTCCTGACGCCTTGAGAAGCTCGGCCCCTTGGAGGGAAGACGACCACCCGCGGAAGCATGGCACTCCGAGCCACTCGCAGGGCCGCCCAGAGTGGCCGACGTCGTCCCGATCGGTTGGGAAGAGAGAGCAGACGTCGAGGGAAGTGAGCAGATCCCGAGCGCGGTCGTCGCGCCACCGCTTCCGCACGGCGGCCGGCACCGTATCCGGGTAGTCGTCGGCGAAGACGGTGAGCACGAGGGCAAGGTCGCCCTCGTCGGCGACCACCACGAACCGCCAGTAGCCCCCGGAGATCCCGTGGTCGCCCTTCTCTTCATGCTGACAGGGTGCGTTGCGGCAGTCGTAGCCGGGGGTGCGTGAAGTCAGGCGCTTCATAGATCACCGCCCCTTCGACGACGAGCGCGGCGCGAAGACAGCGCGGAGCCGCCCGAGGATCGTCTCCGACGCTCCAGCCGGCGGCGGGGTGAGCACGAAGCTAGGCACAGGCGCATGCCTCGTCTCGCGGTGCTTCCACGTCTTCGGGCGCTCGCGCCGCTTCCACACCCCCGCCTCGCGCCGCAGCTTTCTCAGCATGTTGCTCATGGTCTTCCTCCTCGGGGTTCAACGTCAGGAGTGGCGCGGGACTCGAACCCGCTACGGGCCTGCCGGGTGCCGCTCGTGAAGCCCCGGCCCACCACTCGTCCTAGCCGGCTGGGGGCCGGCTCTTGTCATCTCCGCTGTGCGGGGCCCGTTCAGGGCTTTCGGCTTACGCTGGCATCTCCAACGGGCCGTTGTCTCGTCTTCGCATTGGGTGGCTCCGCGGCACTGAAATCAGCCGGGCAGCCTTCGAGTGGAAGTGGCGGGGCGCGTGGGGGTGCGTCTCAGTAATGGCGCCGCCGCGGTTTGCGTGTGAGCTAGGTCGTTGATCGTGGCAGGGAGCTTTTGCGCCGTCGTCGGCGCGCGTCGGTGACGAGCGAGCCGAGGTTCTTGTAGCTACGCTCGACGTTGGGGATGATGTTGCGCGTGACTAGCTGATAGTAGAGTTGCCGCAGCGTGAGCCGAAGACCCTGCGACTGGTAGTCTTCGATGATCGCGTTGCACGCCTCGATCAGCTTGAGCGACGCGCCGCGGAAGTTGACGTCCTTGAATGATTCGCGGGCCATGGGGGCTGTCCTTTCGGATCTCCGGTGGAAGGGGAGGGGCGGGCCCGCTATTGGCGCCCGCCCCGAGGAGCTTGCCTAGGCCGCGAGGTTGAGGAGGTCGCCGCCCGCCGTCTCGATCTCGACCCGCTCGTCCATGAAGGGCACGGAGCGAGCGAACGCGGTGACGCCCGTGGTGGCGTCCCACAGCGTCTCGATGGGGCGCCCCTCGTCGGCGAGGTGGGCGGCCTGGATCGCGGCGACCTGGGACTTGGTGAACCGCTCGGCGAGGAGCTTGGTCACGGCGTCGGCGTCGCCGATCTTCTTCGCCTGCGCGGCCTCGATGGCGGCGACGATGTTGGCGGTGGACGACTTCGCGTACATCTCGATCGCCGGGGCGACCTCCTCGATCCAGCGGCGGGGTGCCTGCGAGGTGTGGCGGATCTTGAACTCCTTCACGTCTTCGGCGCCCCAGACGATCCGGTTGCAGCATGCGTAGTCGAAGAGGAAGCTCTTGACGCCGAAGGTCGTCTTGCCGACCTCGGAGTTCCAGACGAAGAAGCCGCGGGCGAGCGAGCCCGACTTGCCGTCGCGCCGGTTGGGGATCTCGATCCGGCGATCCTCGTCGGCGAGGAAGACGAAGAGGTCGCGGTCGCTGGCGTACAGGGTGGTGTTCGCCTTGGTGATCTCGACCCGCTTGCCGAACTCGCCGGGGACGCGGAAGTGGCCGGTGACGCCGTCGCCGAAGCGGTCCACGAGGCCCTTGACGATGTCGCGGTTCCAGACGCGGCCGTAGGCGGGGCCGGTCATGGCGGCGAGGGTGGTCACGCCGTTCTTGCGGAGGAGCACGCCGACATCCTCGACCTCGCGGGTGGCGAGCCCGTAGTTGAGGGCGTCGGCCGCGATGGGCGCGGGGAGGGTGCGGAGGTAGCCGGCCGGAGCGCCGGCCCGCTGCGCGACCTGGCCGAAGGCCCAATGCGTCGGGGTGACCGTGGCGCCGTCGGGGCCGAGGAAGGCGAGGCCGCCGTCGATGCCGGCGACTGGGGCCGCCTTGATCGCGCGGGTCGGGACGACGGTCGCGCGGCTGTTGGAGTACGCCTGATCGACGTGGGACTGGAGGTCGAGGAGCGAGATGAACCGCTCGTCGTTCGGCCGCGTCGCCCACTGCCTCGAAGCATCCATGAGATTCGCCATGTGATTTCTCCCGTTTCGTTTCTGGCCGGGGACCCGTTCCCCGAGCACGAAAGCGAGCCTACTGCCAACCGGGCAGACCTGTCAACAGGGCAGCGGCACGATTTCGAGACCCCCGCAGGATCCCGAAATCGTGCCACTTTTCGGCACTAGGCCCACGGCGGATCAGCGGCGTTGCGCGGCGTCGAAGCCTTCGAGGCTTTCTCGGCTGCACGCCGCGCCTTCTCCTCTTCGGTCATCGGCGGGCGGCCACGACCGCGCTTCGCAGCCGGCGGCGCGGGCGGCGCCGTAGCTACACCCGCCGTGACTGCCGGCAGCGCCGCCGACGCGGCCACCTCGCCGCCGCAGCGGATCACGGTCCAGCCCGACGGCACGTCGGTCGGCATGACCGGCGAGGTGATGATGACCTGCGACGGGCACGAGTCGAAGGCGAGGAGCGTCTCGAAGAGCGTGCGCGGATCGAAGGCGCGCTCCTCGGGGACGATGATCGCGTGGGCGTCGGGCGGCGTCGTCGCAGCGGCGAGCGCCGCGGTCACGATCGCCCACTCGGCGCCGGAGAGCGCGGAGCGGAGCGCGCCGTCGCGGAGCCCGAAGCGGCAGACCTCGCGATCGCCGTCCATGAGGTCGAGGCCGAATTGCATCCCCGACGGCATGAACCGCTGCACGCTCTCCTCGAAGGCAACGCGGGACTCGGAGACGAGCCCGCCCATGACGCGCTCGATGGCGTCGGCGAGTTCCTTCCACGCGGCGGCGTCTCGGTCGGCCGCGACCGCTTCCGCCTCGCGCTCCTGCGAAACGTCGGCGACGACGGCGCCGACCGCGGCCGTGACCGCCGCCGCGGTGGCCTGCGCCGCGCTCCGAGCGGCCCACGCGAGAGACCGCGCGTTGAGTGCCGTCTGGACCCGCGCTTGGGCTGCCACGCGATCGGCGGCCACCTTCCGGCCGGCGGCGATGATGGTCTCGACCGCACGGAGCCGGGTCGGGAAGCGATCCACCGGCCCGTCGAGGCCGCAGCACGCGCACTTCGCGACGCGCGCCGCGATCGTGCCCTTCAAGACGGAGACGATCCGCTCGCCCATCTCCGTCTCCGCGGCGTCGTGCCTCGGGAGCGCGTCGAGCGCCTGTTGCGCCGCGCTCACCTCGGCCTCCGTCCGCACGGCCGCCGCGTTCAGGGCCGCGAGGTCGGGGACCGCGGCCGGCGGGGGCGCGTGGGTGATGGGGGTCGCGACCGGCTCCCGGAGCGCCTCGGCCTTGGCGACGGCGGCCCGCCCTTGCCGCTTCGCGGTGTCGAGGGCCACCGGCAACCCGGCCACGGTCCCGCTCGCGAGCGTCGTCACCCGGGCGTGGAGGGCCGGTGCGATCCGCTTGAGCACTGCATCCCACGTCACCTCCGCGGCGACGAGCCCGAGGAGCCACTTCCGCGCCGTCTCCGGGGACTTGGTGAGGTTCTCGCGGACGTCGCGGAGGGGGAAGACGACCTCGGGGGCCGGGGCGGGGACGGCGGCGCGGGTGGCCTTGTGCCCCTTCTCCAGCGACCACGAGACCTGTCGCTCGACGGCGTCGGGTAGCTGATCATCGCGCGTGTAAAACGCCCGCGCGAAGACGGACTCGGCGCCGGGCGGCATGAGCGTCGCGAGTTCCGCGTCGAGCGCGAGCGTCGTCCGTCCCGCGATGTCCGATGCGCGGCCGGTCGTGGCAAGCTCGATCGCGTTCACGATCGTGCTCTTGCCCGAGCGATTTGGACCCACAATGAGCGTCTTCGGCCCGAGGTCCACCTGGCATCCTGCCTTCACGTTCGATTCGACTCGCCTGATCACGGCTTCCTCCTCGACTTCGTCATGGGCCTTCCCCCGACCTTCGCCACGAGCTTCCACAGCTTCGAGAGCCCCGCGTCATGCGGCGCGGCCCCCTTCGCCCAACGGTACACGGAACGGTAGGGCAGCTTCGCGCGGCGCGCGATCTCACGCACCTTCAACCCATTCGCCTTCAAGATGCCGAAGGCCGCCGCCGCCATCCGTCGCCGCACCTCGCGGGCCTTCATCGTCGCTTTCATCGAACCTCCCAGCCCTGTTGCCAGTCGCGTTCCGCGACACGGACGCATTCCGTGATCACCGAAAGCTCGCCGCTCTCCAAGAGAAGGAGCGCCGGCTTGCCAGTGTAGAGGAAGCCCTCCACGATCGCCGCGGTGGCCTTGCCCACCCGGGGTGACGGCACCACGATCGTGTGGTAGCGAGGCTCTCGGGTGAGGTAGTCGATGCCCTGCGCGACGTCGCGTTGCCACGCCTCCCAGGAGCCGCAGCGGGCGAAGTGAGCCTCCCAATCGACGAGCCCGGAGGTGATGACCACCTTGCGGCCATGCGCGACGGGGCGGAGCGCGGCCAGCGTTCGCTGGATCATTTCCTCGATGGCGTCGGGGCTCACGCCCTTAGCGTGCGCGAGGAAGGCGCGGAGATCAGGGAGTGCCATATCTACACCTCGTTCCAGCGAAAACCGATCTTCGCCTCACCAACGAACTTGACCGGCAAGCCCCACGCGCGGCCGTCCATCGCCATCGCGAGTTCCATCATTCGAGCGACGTGGTTCGCGCGACACTTGCACTTCGGGGGGCAGTAGCCGAATTCGGCGTCCTTGCCGGTATACCGCGCGTGATCGACGGGAACCTCGACGACGAGCGAATCGTGCCCTTGCTGGACGAGTCGCGCGCCGTACTTCGGAAGCTCGCGCATGATGATCTCGGTTGCGAGGTGGACGAGCGCGGAGCCCCCGCTCTGCGCCTTCAAGTTCACTTCCGCGTTCGGATCCTCGCCGTCGAGGAAATCGCGGCGCATCCCGAAGATCGGCTCCGCGAGGAAGCCTTGACGACGGAACTCGGCTTGCTCCGTCTCCCACCACGTTGCGATCTCGGGGTTGCGGTTGAGCCACTTCGCGGAGAAGGCGACCACCTCACGAAGAGTAAGATCAGGATAGAGGATGCGGCGCTCGTGGATCGCGCTCGGGTGCTTCTCGCAACGCGCAACGTAGTTGTCGAGCGCAAGGCTGCACTGCCCGCAGACCCAACCTTCCGACGAGGTGAGAACGCCGTGCTTCGTGTCGTCTTCCGCGAGGTAGAAAGACGCATAGGTGAACTCCTTCACGAAGCGGCGGAGCGCCTTCTTTTCGGCCTTGCCCGCCATTCGATAGATGTCACCGAAGAAGTCTTCGCAGAGTACGGCGTGCGGATCCTCGCCCGCGTTCAAGGCCGCGAGGTAGACCTCGGCCTTGGCGAGCGCGGCGACCATGCGGAGTTCGAGTTGCGCCTCGTCGCAGCCAACGAGCACGTAGCCCGCGGGCGCGGTCACCATGTCGCGGAGGTCGTCGGGGAAGTTCTGCGCGTTGACCCGCGAGGAAGAGAGCCGCCAGCCGACCGTGCCGTGGGCGCTGTAGTCAGGATGGATCCGGCCGTCGGGGAGCACGAGCCCGTGGGTGGACTCCAGCTTTTCGATCCGCTTCTTCCTCTCCTCGTCGCTCTCCTCCTCGTCGAAAGCGAGGTCGTCGTCGCTCATTCGCTCGCCGATCGGACGGAGCTTCAAGACGTAGGTGCCGCGCATCTTGGTGACCGCGCGGAAGCGGCGGACAGCCTTGATCACCGACTTCTTGTGCTCGTCGAGCCGGTAGGACGGCCCGAGCATCGCGCGGAGCGTGTCGTCACCCGTGGACGGATCCCCGGCCTCGGTCGGCTTCCCGTGCGGCAGGAGCGCCCACTCGTCGAAGAGAAGGTCGCGGATCTGGGGCACCGAATTCGGGTTGAAGTGCGAGCGGGCGAGGAGTTCCTGTACCGTCTTCAAGTAGCGGCGCGCGTCCACGAGGAGCCGGCGATCCCATTCCTTCCGGCGAGCCTGATCGACGTACATGCCATTTCGGTGAAGCTCGACGCAGAAGCCTTGCACGGTGGGCCAGAACTTCGCGGCGGCCTCCTGGCCGCGAGCGCGCACGGCGTCGGAGAGCGGCTTCAAGGTGAGTGCCGTGATCGCACAGTCGCGGGCGTTGTAAATCCGCATGTCGCCCTGAGTCTTGATCGCCTTCGCGTCAAACTCGTCTTTCCACGACGGCGCGTCGGTATGGATCGATCCGACGTACCCGAGCCGGTGAGGCAACTCGGGCTCGACCATCTTGTGCAGCCCGATTCCATCGACGCTCGGAGCGGGCGTCACGCCGAAGTGGTGCTCGATCACCATGCGATCGTAGTACCCGGAATTCCACCCCGCCTTCGTCCACCGCGAGTTCGTGAAGAAGTCTTGGATCACCTCGACGAGCGGGGGGCCGCCGCGGGTGTCGTAGGCATAGGCGTTGCTCCCCACGAGGAGGAAGGGGATGCCGACCGCGCGCTTGCCGTCGAGCGTCGCGAGCCCAAGGTAGCGGAGCCGGTCGAAGAGCGGGTCGTAGTGATCCACGTCCGGGAAGCCGGGCAAGGTCTCGACGTCGTAGATGACGACGCCGCCCGCAGTCTCCAGCCACGCGCGAAGTTGTGCGGCCGTCGGCTGGTAGAGGATCTCGGGATCCTGCCACGCGAGCCCGCTCGTGAACCACCGGAAGGCCCGCGAGAGGTCGGCGCGGAGAGCGCCTTGCCAACGCCGCGCGTGGAGCACGAAGGAAGGGTGGACGGTGGGTAGAACGTGGTAGCGCGCGAACGAGCCTTCGTTGCCGACGCCGCTAGGGACCGCGATCTCGCGGGGCCCGCCGCGGACGTCCATGACCGACGAGCGGTCGCCGAGGGCTTCGAGGGCCGTGCCCCCGAGTGTCACCACGTTCTTCGTGCCCGCGAGGCGGAGGTCGTCGAGGAGCCGTGGCCGGCAACAGTCGAGGGGGTGGAGAAGTGGGGCATCCCCGAGGGTCTGCCGACGCTTGTTCGCTTTGCGAAGATCAGCCGTCAAGCGAGCCATCTTGTAATCGGGGAGCGGGCAGGCGATCGCGTTCACGATCGAGACCGCGTGCCGCCTGACGCCGACGGCGGCGAGGGCGCGAGTGAGTTCGATGCCCGAGGCGCCGCAATTGTGGACAACGAATCCATTCGCGATGAACGTGCCAGCCGTCGTCGTGATGTCCACGACTTCCCGAGTTCCCGCAGGCTCGCGCGAAAGCACTCGGGCCGCCATCGGAAGCCGAAGCGACGGCGGATTTGAAGCGATTGCCATCGCGAAGTCGGTGATCAGCCGCTCCGAACGAACGACACCAAGAAAGTGCATCGACTCGATCAATCCACCCCGAATGTAGCACTTCGTATTCGTGGATCGCTTGTGGTAGGCGCGTTGATTCTGAGGCGCTCGAATATCGAAGCCGAGGGCGCGAACAGTAGCGATAGCACGATCCAGCGTGGGCCCAAGATTTTGAGCAAATCCTACGATCCCGCGTGCGTGTGCCCCCCCACCACGAGATCCCGCGACATGCCCCTCTCCGTCCAAGAATCCGGCGAGCCACCCGGCAAGGCGATCGTCGTTCATTCTCCACGGGGCCACGCCGATTCCCGCGATGTTAGAAGCGTGTGTCCCACGGCCAACCATCAATTCATCAATGCGACGCCATCGAGTAGTGCCGCAGGCAGTTCCACGTCCACGGCGACGAGTCAAAACGACATGATCTCCGGTTCCAATCAACTCACCGCCGTCAGTGACTACACGATGCGTCGGCGCTGTTCGATGTGTTACGTTAACGACGGTTGCAGCCGTCCACTTCCGAGCCGCCATCTTACTAATTCCAGCGGCCGGTGATCCATTCTCGTCTACGGTTAGAATTCGATCGCCGACGCAAAGGTCTCCGAGCGAGCGCCAAGACAGATCGAGCATGAGCACGGGAGTCGCAGCGTCGAGGCAAAAGGGCTTGCCCTCGCGGACCTCGTTTTCGCCGGGGGCCTCACCGACGAGCACGGCGCGGGTGCCGGGCCGCAACTCAGGGGGCACGGGCGGCTGCCCGTTCAGCGCGCAGACGTCGCACCTAGCATTTTGCTTCCTTGGATCGTAAGTCACGCGATCCTCCGCGCACGATCATAGGCGCGCTTATTCGATGCTGCCTTGCAAGCTCGGCACTCGCTTCGCAGTCCATCGATGTATTTCGATCCACGACCAAAAGCGCTCCGCGGCTTAACTTCACCGCACTTTACGCAAAGACGCATTCCAGTCGGTTCCACCGATGAAAGATCGAACTTGCGAACTGACAATCCGTGAGATCCCAGCCACACGGCAGACAAGATCAATTCGGGACGTGCGTGCAAAACGGCGTGGGCTCTAACCGATGTGCAAGCCACGAGATTTTCCGGCCGGTTGTCACGCTTCTTTTCATTAACGTGGTGTGTCTCCCATCCAGCAGGCATGGCACATCCAAGAGCAGATTCCACAACGCGGACGTGCTCCCTTCGTTCCCCTCCAGCATACTTAGTTTGATCTCCGCGGCTTCGCGTATCTGCCGCGAAGCATGCGGTTGAGCAAAAACGATCGTAGCCGAGGGCGATTCGATAGGGTCTCGCGTGAAATGGCGTGGCGCAACGCTCGCACGTTGCGTTCGGCGGTCCTTTCCGCCACGTCGAAGCCCTCTGATCTTGCGGCCGGTAGCTCATTCTTCCTTCGGAGGAACCGTGGCCGCCGAGTCGGTTGGAGGTGGCGCGCCATCGACGGCGGCCACGCCTCGGCGGAGTGAAGGTGGCGGGGCTAGGCGTTCGGGGATCTTCTTCGCCGCCTCCAATTCAGGCAGATACAAGCCGACGAGATAGCTCAAAATAGCGGGATCGTTCGCCCACCGCACCTTGAGGTGCTCGATCTCCACTTCGATACTCCATGCACGCAATGCCGCAGCACCGCGCCCGAGGTACGACGATCGACCTCTGCGAGCATGATGCTTATCTAGGTACTTCGTGGCGTTCTCCAAAAGGAATGGATCATCGGCGAATCGCCCGAGCCCAATGTTGCATTCCGCACAAATGATCCCACGGAGGCGTCCGGTGTCGTGATCGTGATCAGCGACACCCGGCTTTGCGACGCGGCGAAAGCAAATCGGGCACGTCGTTGTCCAACTCTGTTGGAATTCTCCGCTCACTTACAGCCCCTTCACGCCGACGCTCTTGAAAGCGTCCCTGACCTTTTCTTGCCACTCCTCGAATTCGGCGCGCGTGATCGGTGAAGCCTTCCGGCACCATCCGCACGTTGTGCCTCTACCGTGAGTGCACATGAGCCCCGGCATCGGAAAAGTCGGCCACTCAACTTCCTTGCAGCCTTGCGCCCACCACTCGCGGAGGCGCGGCTCGATGCAGGCGCGGACGCGCTCGATCTGCGCGCGTCGAGCTTGGCAATCGGTGCAGAACCCGCCCGAGCCGGGTCCATACTCCGCCGTGTGCCGATGGATCTGCCGCTGCAATTCCGTGATCTCGCCGCGGAGTTCGTCGATCTCCTTCATCGTCACGGGCATGACTTCTTCTCCTCGGCGTGAGCGATGCGACGCCGCGCGATCTCGACGTACTCCGCTTCGCGCTCGATGCCGGCGAAGGTGAAGCCGGCGCGGATCGCCGCGACTCCAGTCGAGCCCGAGCCCATGAAGGGGTCGAGCACGAGCCCGTCGGGGGGCGTAATGAGCTTGATCAGGTACTCCATGAGGGAGACCGACTTCACGGTGGGATGATGGTTGCGAGCGCCGCCGCCCCGGCCAGCGCCAGCCCGCGGCGACTGGAGGCCGGCAGAGCCATCGGTGCGATCGGTCGCCTCGCCACCCGAGCGCGGCGAGAGGTCGTCGCAGCCGGCGTCCCGTTCCTTCCGGCTCGCCTTCGCGACGTAGAAGAAGCGGGAGGCGCCCTTGCTAGCGTTGACGTGGTTGAATTCGGCGCCCGATCCACGCGGGGTCATAGCGCCCATTGCCACCGACTCGATCGATAGGGCCGTAGACGGACCCTTGTTCCCCCGATCTAGAAGCGCCCCCGACTGTGCGTCGAGCATCGCGGCGGCCTCCTCGTCCAACGTTACGTTGGCGGGCCAGCGTCCGGTTGCTGCGTCAAATTCGGATCGGTCGCTACCGGCAAAATTACCCGTCGTCCGATTTCCGCCGACGGCACCGCCGTCGTCATACTTGCCAGGATGCCGCTTCTCTGTACCAATCCGGCTCGCGTCGATGTTGAGCCCTCCGGTGCCATGCGCGACCACGTTGGCGGCCACGGTCCCTTCGAGCGGCTTGCGAACGAGGATCCAGTGCTCCGCGGCGGGCTTGAGGGCCGTGCCCCAACCATCGAACTTGATCGCCTTGGTGGTCGTCGGCGCCGTGATCGGAATGGTTCCGGCCTTGCCAACCATTCCGGTTCCGTAGTTGTGAACCTTCACGTCTTCGGAATTCAAGACGCGCGTAACCTCTTTCTCTCCGACGACGGCACGCACGGCGCCGGCCGCGTCGTCGATCGCCTTCGAGACGTTCAACGACTTCGGGAAGCCGCTCCCGAAAAGGTGCATCACGATGTCGCGCACCTCGAAGCCAGCGTCTTCGAGCGCGGTCGCGGTCCAATGCGAGGTCCGCGGGAGCGCCCACACGAGTCCGTGCGCGCCGGGCTTCATCACACGGAGGCACTCGACGAAGATCGAGGCGAATGCCTTGACCCACTCGTCGCGGTGCCCATGATCATGGTCCCACTCTTTTCCCATGAAGGAGATCCCAGCCGGCGGATCGCAAACGAGCGCGTCCACCGACGCGGCCGGCATCTTCGGGAGCCACTCGCGGGCGTCCCCCAGCTTCAAGATGTAACGATCGCCTTCCATCGGGCTACTTCCAGTCTTCGGGGTAGACGATGGGGACGTTCATGCCACTCGCGTAGCCGATCTCTTCGCTCATGCCATCGGAGATGCCGTCCCGACTCCAGACCCACGCCTCGTCCGCCTTGGCGAGCCACGCGCGGCCCGCCCTCATCCCGAGGCGGCGCTCCTCGGGCTTCCGGTCGTCGAGGAAGAGCGGGTAGAAGACGTGAGGGGCAAAGGCCGCGTGGCCGTACTTCGTCATCACCTCGTGGCAGAGCGCCTCGGCGTGCTCCATGTTCGTCTGGAGAAGATCGGCGCGATCCGCGTCGGTGCGGCACTTCTCCAGTTGCGACGGCGTGCCGCGCAATGGAAAGATGATAAAGACGGTCTTCATTTCGGCCTCGGAAGTGTGGTGATCTGAACGTCTACGACGTCATTGATTCGGAACTCTCCGACGAGGTCAGCATCATCTTCGTTGACGGAGAAAACGATCGGGGCACCATCGGTTTCGATCGTCACTTCGATCTTGCCTCCGTCGTCCGAACTCGCCAGCTTCGTTACCATGCCCTCGAAGCGGACTTGAGCGCACTTCTTGCTCATCTAACCCCCCGCTCGCGATCCACCGCGCGCTCTGCCTGCATTCGACGCACGAAGTCTCCGATCGCGATGTTCGCGCGGTAGTTGACACCGCCGCTGCCGTTCGCGTAGTTAAGCCAACGCGCCCGCTCGGCGCTCTTCTGCCATCGGACGTAACAGCCGCCGCAGAACGCGAAGCGCGGGTCAACGCCCTCCGTCGAATCCCCGCACACCAAGCAACCCCGCCACTTCGCGTCCTGCGCCATGTGCATCCCCCTTCTCGAAGGCTTGCTCGCGAGCTACCCGAAGAGCTTCCCGATGGGGGGCTTGCCGGCCCCATTGGCGGTCTGCGAGGGCGGAGGCACGTTCGAGCCAGCGCCGCCGCTGCCGCCCTGCGCCGCGTTGAACGCCTCGAACTGCGCCGCGGTCGCGAACTCCTTGTCGTTGAGGTTCTTCTGCCCCTTGGCGTTCACGCCGTCCACGAAGCGGACGATGACGAAGCACGACGCGCCGGTCCCGTCCTTGCCCATGAACCACCGGGGATCGACCTCGACCTTCCCGAGCGCGGACTCCAGCATCCCACACGAGAGGAGCGCCGTCTTGAGCTTGCGGACGTTGCCGGCCTTCGAGAAGTCGGTGCCGAGGTAGAGGGTCGTCTCGACGCCGCTCGACAGCATGACGGTGACCGCGATCGACTTCTTGCCGTCGTCCTTGACGTGCAAGCACGAGCCGACGACCTTGCCGGTGTACGCGCCCGGCTCCGGGTCGGTCATGCCACCCTTCGTCGGGTCCCACGGATCCACGCCCGTGAAGTCCACGGGCACGGAATACTGCGCCTGATCCTGTGCAGCCATGATGATTCTCCTTCGGTGAATGCGTCGATCCCCGACGCGAGGCCCTGCCGACTGACGGTTGAGCTTCTTCTAGGCGGAGAGGTGGACGCCCTCGACGAACGCCGTGACGAGCGGCGTCGCGGCTTCGGCGTGGCGAATGTGGACGGGCGCGACGGAACGCCGGCCGCCGTTGTAACGGCGGGCCTGGCGCGCTTCGTAGCGGCGCATCTTGGCGGCCTTGCCGATGCCGCCGAGGTAGTGACGGGATTGGACGCGACGGCTCATGTGATCACCCCTTGAAGAAGAACTTGCGACGGTGCTTCGCGAGCGCGCTGCGGAGGAAGGCGCGATCCCAGGCGTCGCGGCACGCCCACAGCGCGTGGCGGGGGTCCGGGTCACGGCCGAGGCACGCCTCTTCGAGTTGCCCGAGCACGGCGCGGGCCTGCGTGAGATCGACGACGCCCTTGCCCGACATGATCGCTTGGGCCGCGGTCTCGACCCACGGCTCGTGCCACTCCAGCGCCGCGAGCCGGCGCGGGGCGAACTTCGGGTTGCCGTTCTCGCGCGCTGCGAGCCGCAGGATCTCCCCGATATTCATCGGGGCCATGTCGGGCGTCGTGTTCGTCCGGTCCTTGGTGCGCCACTCGGGGTCCGCGGGGTCGCAGCGGTAGACGACCGGCCAGCCGATCGCGGCGGCCATGCCCGAGGGAATCGGCTGCGCGCGGAGCACGATGTCAGCCGCCGCGGGGACGTCGTAGGGCAGGGTCTTCCCGGGCAAGGCCGGGCAGCCCGGCAGTCGGATCCCGTTGTCCATACGGGGAGGAAGCTCGTGCATCGTGAGGATCCCGTGCATCCCGCATCGGCGCAGGGCTTCGCGGAGGTCGAGCACGTAGCGGTGGACCGCGCCCCACAGGTCGAAGCCGCCCACGCCACTCCGTTCGAGCGAGCGGACCTGACGCTTCACGTAGAGCGTGAAGTCGTCCACCACGAGGGCGTCGGCTTGACCGGGCTTGGTCGCCTCGACGATCTTGATCATGTCGGGGATGGTATCGACGTCGCGCACGTCGGCCGGCTCGAAGCCGGCCACGCCCATCGAGGGCTTCAAGGCGCCGGGCGCGGCGATGAAACGCCCACGAGGGAACGACATGAGGGCGTCGGTGGACTTCCCCGTGCCGATGGCGCCCATGAGAATGACAAAGACCGGCTGATCTGCGATGGCGCCCATTGTTCTCCTCGACTCTCGAAACCCGTGCCGCGCACCCTAGCACGGGATCTGAAACTGGCAAGTTTTCGTCAGGTCCCCCAACGGCACTTCTCCACGAAATCGCACGGCCCGTAGGGTGTCATGCAGGTGTATTCGGAGGTCGCCATCGGCCAGAGTGACACATCCCCGGCCGCTTCGAGGTCCCGGATCCGGCGCTCCGCGTTCGCCACGTTCTTGGGGAAGCGCCCGAGGGCCCACGGGGACGGGCGCGGTGCGCTGCGCTCGCACTTCCCGTCGTTGCAGCCGACCACGTTGATCAGGACGCCGCCGAAGTCGCGGCCGTAGGTCGCGAGCCCGAGGTGATGGAGGCCGAAGAACTGCCCGGAGAGTTGATAGCGCGCGAACGTCTTGTCTTCGATGCGCCCGACGAACTTGTGGTCGCAGATCCAAATCTTCCCGGTGGACGCGCGCCAGATCAAGTCGGCCCTGGCCGTGTAGAGGAAGCCCTCGAAGTGCGTCGAGAGCAGCTTCTCGATCCCGATGACCTCGAAGCTCTCCGCCGCGTAGACCTTGCGGTAACGCTCGAACCCGGTCAGGGCCGCACGCCGGCCCTCGTCTCCGAGCGTCCCATGCCGCTCCGCGACGATCTGCGATGCTTCGAGCGGGCTGTAGAACTGCGCCGGATCCTCGCCGCGCTCGATGCACGCCCGCTGCGCGTAGTAGTGAGCGAGCATGACGTGACCGAGCGTGCCGCGCACGAGCGGGAAAGTCGGCTCCATGACGACGCCAGCGACGCGGCGCCAATAGTATCTCATGGGACAGGTCACGAATGACTCAATCCTGTGCCATCCCCGCGGCGACGGACCCGTGTCGATGAGGATCGGCGTCGTCAAGGTCTCTCCGGGCATCGAATGGTGTGAAGGAACTGCGCTCGGCACTCCGGGCATTCGTAGCCGTGTGGGACGGGCGGGATGCGCGCCCACGGCGGCGCAGCATCCGAAGAGGCGTCCCACCAACGGCGCCAGATGAAACCGGCGACGAGATGGTAGATGAGCACGAACACGGCGAGCATGACCGCGGCGCCGTCGTGCCTAGATCCCGTCGCCATGCCAAGAGCGAGCGCAAGGATCGCGAGGAAGTAGCGATCCATCTCGCGCATGTATTCTGCGAGCGTGAAGGTGTCGCTCTTGCTCACGGCTTCTTCTCCGCAGGAAGTCCGGGAGCGTAGTGCGTTTGCTGAACGCAAACGAAAGGTGGAAGATCCCACCCGCGCGATAGTTGCATGGTCTGTTTCCCTGCGGCCACGCACTCAGCCTGCGAGATGAAGCCGGGGAGAATGACGGGAAGGGGGTCTCCTCCAACCCGAATCACCGTGATCAAGATCCAAGTGATCATGGCTTTGGCTCCTCGGCGAGCTTGGTGATGATCGCCCGCCTCGGCAGCGGCTTCACGCCGAGGTTCTCGGTCGGGATGACGGTGATGGTGAGCACGTCCGTCTTGATCGAGAGGGTCCGTGGTGCGGCGAGCGCGGTGACCTTCTCGTCGATCTCGCGCAAGAGCCGGGTCTGCTCTTCGATGGCGGCGACGAGGGGGTCCGCCTTGGCAGTCTTCTCGTGCGGGACGAGGGCGTCGATGGCAAAGATGATGGCAAAGATGATCCCGATGATAACGATCATGGCGAGGCCGATGACGATGAGAGTCGCAATCGTGTCGATCGCCTTGTCGCTGATCTTCCTGGGCTCGGTCACGGCGCCCTCGGAGGCGGCGCGTCCGCCGGCAACGTCGGCTCGACGACGTAGGCGTCTCTGTTGAACTGGACCGCCATGTCGGAGCGGAGCCGGGCGGCGAGCATGTTGAGGGGGGCCACGCGGAGCGGCTCCGTGTGATCCTTCGACCGCGCCCGGAGTTGCGCCGCGATCCAGAGCACGAGCGCCGGGACCAACGCCGTATCCTCGATCCGCGGCTCCCAACGGATCGTGAAGATCGGGAGCTTGCCCGACTTGTAGATCGAGGAGGGGTCGAGGCGCGGCTCCACCTTCGAGGGCGATGAGATCGTCCACTCGATGAAGCCGCCCCACGGCAGATCGAGCACGGCTTCGCCGAACGTGCGGGTCGCCTCGAACCGGATGATCGAGAGGGCTTCGTTGAGCAAGGGCGGCGGGACGCCGACCGACTGCCAGTGGAGTTCCGATCTCTGCTGGAGATCCTGCATGACCTGTCGGTGCTTCCACCGGGACACCGCGAAGGGGACCGCGAGGATCAGCACCATGACGACGATGACGATTGCGACGATCATTTTACCCGTCTCCCTTGACCCGTGTGAGAATCTTCGCGGCCAACCCCGCGAGGAGATCCTTATCATCGACTCCTGACAACTCCCGTGCGAACGATCTCACCTCGTCCTGATCAACGACGCGCTCCAACGCGGGGAGCTTGGTGAGCAGGATGCCGGCGAGCCGCTCGTCGATCGTGCCCTCGCAAACCGGGTAGACGATCTCGACGGAGCGCCGTTGCCCGAGGCGCGAGACGCGGCCTTCGGCTTGGATGATCTGGCCGGGCGTGGCCGGCAAGAGTGCCTGATAGAGCGCGTCGCTGTCTTGCAGGTTCAAGCCCTCACCCCAGGCGTCAGTGGTACCGATGAGGATCGCGGGGCCGGGCGCCGCCATGTAGCGGTCTTTCGTGGCGTCGCGCTCCTCCGCCAAGTGCCCGCCGTGGCCGCCGACGATGAGGGCGCCGGGCCACTTCGAGCGGCACTTCTCAAGAAGCTCGTCGCACTCCTTCCGGCGGCCGGTGAAGATGACGACCTTTTGCCCGTCGTCCACCCGCGCCTCGATCTGCCCGAGGAGCCAAGGCCGCTTCCGGGCGCAGGCTTCGAGGAGGAGCACCTCGCGGAGCGCGGTGGGATCGCCCGACTTCGCGGCGGCCCTGACCTCCTTCGTCATGCCCGACGCCACCTGAATGGCCGCGGGGAGGTAGACGACCGTGCGCCGCTTCGGCGGCAAGCCGGCATTGGCCTCCTCGTGGCGAACCCGATGCGTCGAGACGTCGATCCGCACCTTCAACTCGTCGAGGTTGGTGGCGCCCGTGTCGTCCATCCCGCCGAACGTCTTCTCGACCGCGCCCGTGTAGCGTTTTGCCCAATCCCAATATTTCCCCCACTCATAGGGGTGCGCGAGATCGAGTTGCGCCCACAGATTGCGGACGCGATCGCGGATCGGCGTCGCGGTCGTGAGCAGGCGTCGCGCCGCGATCGCCGACAGCCGCATGGCGCCCGCGGCGATGTTGTCGTTCAAGGTGAATTTCACCTTGGGTGGCGCGATCGGTTCGAGGGGCAAGGCAGTAGGGGAGGAGGGACTCGAACCCCCATCGGCGGATCCAAAGTCCGCGGTCCTGCCATTGGACGACTCCCCTAGATTCGATGATGCATCCTCTGCGGCGACGTCAACCGTCGCTGTCCACCGCTTCTTACTGCTCACCTTCTGCGATTCGTCGAAGACGACGCTCGGCTTCACCTTGTACCAATGCGACCACTCCTCGATCGCGGAGATCCATGCGGGCAGGATCTCGTAGGAGAGGATCACGAACTTCGCGTCGCCGAGTCGATGCGGCTTCTCACCTTCGAGCACGCTTGGCTCGACGAAAGTGATCCTCTTCACCTCCCCAGCCCACTGGTATTTGACCGCGGCCTTCGTGACCACAACGACGCGGCCAAGGCCGGCGAGCGCCCAAATGATCGCGGCGATAGTTTTCCCCGAGCCCGCCGCCCAGCAAAAAAGCCCCGAGCCGTTCGGCCAGGTGAGCGACTCCCCGATCCCTTGGAACTGCCACGGCATGAGGTAATCGGGGAACTTCCCGAGGCCGGCGACCTCAGGCCGCAGGAGCGCGACGGCGTGTGTCGCATCCTTGATCCGATCGCGGATTGGGTCTTCGGGGAGGAGCACCTCGAAGCGAGTGCCGCGTCCAACGAGCCGGTCACGGACGAGCGAGGCGGCGTTCTCGGGCGCCGTGATCTTCCTCGACCATGCCCGCACAGCCGGTAACTCCTCGAAGACCGCGATGCCGCGGTCGTCGAGTGAATCGTGGAGCTTGAAGATCCAACGCGCCACTACGCACCCCCGAGGCACGCCGGATCGCCACAGGGGCAACACGCAGCCCCACGGATCGCGTCCGCGGGCGCCTCCTCGGCCGGCAGGGCGGAGAGGGCGGAGAGGGCGCGATCCACCCTGTCGCCCTCCGCAACGGACAGCGCGTTCCCGTGCAAATAGGCATCCCACAGAGTACGGATCGCCCACGCTGCCTCCAGCGCGGCCTGGCGCGCGGGGCTAGTCATCTTCTCCTCCTTCGACTGGAATGAGTGCCCGAACGAGCGCGGTCGGCGTCCGAAAACGGGCGAAGCTGCCGAGTTCCCGCCACCGTAGGCAGCGGATGCAGACCTCGGTGGCGAACGATCCCCAGCGGGCCGGAACCCTGGGGCCCTGAACGGTCTGCCGATGACGGCATGGCGCGGCCTGGCGCGCGGGGGTCATGGACGGGCTCCCTTGCGCTTACGGGCCGCCTTCTGGATCTCGCTGCGGGCACGTCCAGTCGGCACGCCGATGGAGTAGCAGGCGGGGCACTCGGGCTGTTCCTTGAGGCCAGGACCAACCCACCAGATCCGTCCGCATGACACGCACTTCACTTCCGCTTCGACGATTCTCGGGCCGTTCATGGCTCTCCCCTGTCCGGCGCCGAGGGGGCGGGCTCGTAGGTCGCCACGAAGATATCGGGCTTGCACGGGTAGAACTCGCCCTTGACGCCCCGGATGATCCAGTCGCCGGGCTGAGCGGTCATGTCGCCCTCCAAGGTCGGAATCACCAACACGTCGGGACCGTACACGCCGTCAGGCCGAATCGGCGCCGCACCCCATGTCCGGCGCCACTTGCTCGCGTCCCAATCGGATGGCCACGGGTTGACGCAGGCATTGGTCCTCTCGTCTGAGAACCCGAGGAACTGCACCGCTTCGATCACCACCGGCTTCTTGCGGAACTTCATGTCTTGTCTC